CATCATAAATGTCGATTGTTTGGAAGGTATCAAGGATATACCTTCCAGCAGTGTTGATGCGATAATAACCGACCCTCCTTATTTTGTCGGAATGACGCACAATGGAAAAAAGGGGATTACAATGACTTGATAATAATGAGACCTTTTTTTGATTCACTTTTCAGTGAATTTTCAAGAGTAATAAAGGAAAACGGGAAGGTATATATATTCTGCGATTGGCGTACTTATGCTTTTTATTACCCTATACTATTGAAATACATAAATGTGCGTAATATGCTTGTATGGGACAAAATAAGCGGTCCGGGTAGTAGTTATGCTTTTATCCACGAGTTGATATTATTTGCCGAGAAAGGCACTCCCTGCATGAAAGGGAGCAATATATTTCGTTTTCCCGGTTTTTCCGGAGGGGCGAAAAAAACAAATGGAGAGATGGTCCATCCAACACAGAAACCGGTGGAAGTTATCGAAAAGCTTATTACGGATTCTACTAAAGAAGGTGATTTAGTGCTTGACTGTTTCATGGGTTCAGGTACAACCGCAGTAGCCGCCAAGAAGCTTAATCGGAATTTTATCGGCTATGAAATACAAGAGAAATACATTGAAATAGCTAAACGGAGGCTAATGCAAGTTGATTTGGAATTAACATTCAAAGCATAAAAACAATATGGATAGGAAATTGACAGAAAATGAAGCGGCTTTCCTGCTGGATTTGCGGGAGCTGATGGAAAAGCACAACGCTTTGCTGAGCGTGGAGAACGATATGGTGTGCATAGATGTGGCATACGATGAGGATTCGCAGGAATCCATCCTGCTGCCTGAAGACATTACCTCTTACGGTGATATTGACGAACTTATTTTAAAGAACTCTTAAAACTCGAATAAGATGAAAACATTCAGAAAACTTCAGAAAGTGGCTATCGTCGTAGGCATGGTCTACGGGCTTTGGCTGGGTTGCAATGAGGCTGCAACGGATAAAGACAGTATCAGCGGGATGGTGATCGTGGCACTGTCGGTGATTGTGGCATTATCCCTGTTGATGCCGGACGCTAAGCAGGAGGAGAGCCTGTAGCAAGTGGCTTCCGCTCCGGTTCGATGCCGGAGCCTGCACAAGTAGAATGAGTAAAGTTGCTAAGGATATGGAAATATATGGTAAAATAAAGTGTGTCACTTTCCCTGAACTGGTTTCGCTGGGAAGGATATTGAGCAAGCCCAATTATGATAAGAAGGTGCGTGAAGGCAAACTTCGTGTGGTGCGTCCCGGCAAGGGAGCGGGCTCATACGCCCTGATTGACTACACCAGCCTTCCCGACCCTATCCGCGAGGCATACGACAAACTTTATCCCAATGCACTTGAAGAAATGAAAGAACAACTAATGAGCAATATCATTCGTAGCGATAATAAGGCGGTGGAGTTTTACAAGACTTATGAACCGCAGATTTCCCTGCCACGCCAGGCGGAATATGTGTTGAATGCTGAAGTGATGAACGAAATGATTCGTGTGGAGAAAGAGATTGAGGTCCTGCACAAGAAGTGCGGTTACAGCCGTAAGTCGGTGGTGTGGGAAACGGTACAGGGTACATGCGAGAAACTACGTGTGCAGTACGGGCATACTTTACCTGTCAATGCCACCCGCTTGCGTGAGAAGTTCAATGCATATAAACGTCTAAAATATGCCGCACTCATCAACCGGAATACAGGTAATCAGGTGGCCCGCAAGATTTCTCCGGACGAAGCTCGCCTGTTGCTGAAGTTGAGACGCAGCATTGTTCCCCGTTATACTGAGGCACAGATATTTGAAGAATATAACCGTCAGGCGGTGGAACGTGGGCTAAATATTATCAAGTCGCCCACCACTGTGAAGAATTATCTTTATGATCCTGCCGTGATGCCTATGTGGTATGCTGCCGTCTATGGTATGCAGAAGTGGAAATCCAAGTATTCCAGCCTGATGAAGACCAGCCTGCCGCAGATGCGGGATGCCTTGTGGTATGGTGACGGCACCAAGCTAAATCTTTATTATAAGAATGAACAGGGTAAGATGTGTACCACCAGTGTGTATGAAGTGATGGACGCTTACAGTGAAACACTGCTGGGTTATGATATTGCTCCGAACGAGAACTTCGACAGTCAGTATCGCGCTTATCGCATGGCAGTAGAAACGGCAGGTAGCCGCCCTTACGAAATCGTAACGGACAATCAAGGCGGGCACAAGAAAGGCGATGCAACGGGGTTCTTTCAACGCCTTACAATATTACATCGCCCTACCATGCCTTACAACGGACAGTCCAAAACCATCGAGAGCGCTTTCGGACGCTTTCAGGCTCAGGTGTTGCACGCTATCTGGTACTTCACCGGACAGAATGTCAATGCCAGGAAGCTGAACAGCAAGCCGAATCTGGAATTCATAGAAGAGAACGCCTACGCATTGCCTACGCTTGAAGAATTGAAGGTCATATATAAGGAATGCCGTGATAAGTGGAATAATGAAGAGAAGCATTTTGCCACCGGTATGCCCCACATTGAGATGTACCGCATGAGTGAGAATCCTGAGGCGCAACCTGTGACTGAAATAGATATGATGCAGATGTTCTGGCTGTGTAACCCCAAACCCGTGACTTACACCAACTATGGCCTGCAGATAGAAATCAACAAGCAGAAATACCATTATGACGTATATGCTGTCGATGGGTTGAGGGATGAATCCTGGGCACTGCAAAACACCGGACGCGAATTCACCGTGATGTATGATCCGATGGATATGACGCATATAGAGCTTTGGCGTAAAACCGCCACCGGACCTAAATACAGTGCCACTGCCACACCGAAAGTGAGCATCAGTCGTGCCACACAGGAACGTACACCGGAACAGAGCAGCTTCATGCGGCAGACTATCGAGCGTAATAAAGACATGATGGCTGCCATCCAGTTGGAAGGTGAACGCTTCGATCTGGACGAACGTATTGCCGCCGAACTTTTCGGCCTCTCCACTCCGAAACTTAAGAATGTCAGCAAGAAGAAGATGGATGAATGTCGCGAAAAGTATGACCGTGGTGAACTGACCATTCCTTTATCTCTGCCAGAAAAGCGCAGGCAGGATGAAGATGAAGTAGATGCCACACTGGACTACTCCACCGTAGGCGAATATACCAAGGCACTCTCCAATATGACATTGGATGAACTGGCGTTGGACAGATTTTAAACAGTAATCAATGATCAATTAAATACCATTCAAGCAATGAAAGGACTAACCAAACAAGACAAGGATGCCATCCGTGACGCACTGATGGCCTATTGTGAAAACTTCCCCAGCCGCAACCGTGCCAGCGAGAGCCTGCAAGGTGTCAGTGCGGCCGTGGTAAGCCAGATTTTAAACACCAAATACGAAAGTATCTCCGATGACATGTTCAGCCGCATTGCTGCGCAAATCGGTTTCAGTTTCGAACGCTGGACCATCTGCGAGAGTGAGAACTACCGCCTTGCCACCTATGTGCTGGCTGATGCGCAGATGTACAAGAACGTCACCTGGCTGGTGGGAGATGCCGGATGCGGAAAGACTACCGCCGCCATCGAGTTCCGTCGCACGCACCGTAACGTGTTCTATATCCTTTGCAGTGAAGACATGAAGCGTAGTGACTTCGTGCGCGAGATAGCCAAGCAAGTGGGCGCACCTACTGACAGCACCAATAACCTTCGCGATATGTTGGACTATGCCCTCGGCATGATAGGCTTCCTCCAGAACCCGCTTCTCGTCTTCGATGAAGGCGACAAGCTGACAGACTGCGTGCTGAACTATTTCATCAGCATCTACAACCGTCTGGAAGGACGTGCCGGAATCGTGTTCATGAGCACCGACTACATCAAGCGTCGTGTAGACAATGGGCTGCGCTATAACAAGAAAGGTTACAAGGAAATCAACAGCCGTATTGGTCGTAAATTCTTCGACCTGAATGCCACATCCCGCAACGACGTATATGCCATTTGTCAAGCCAACGGGCTGACGAATGAAGCCGAAATAAAACGTGTGCTAAAAGAGGCCGAGTCAGCAGACAATGACCTGCGCCGGGTGAAACGGGTGGTGCATGTACAGAAACGCCGCGGTGAGCAGCAGAAAGGAGATGCGGAGTAATGGGTGCGACTTTTGATCGTAATGCCAAGGGCGTGCGCGAGATACTGGGCATGAAGTTCGACACGCTGCCTTTCGATGGTGTATGGCATGATGCTTTCGGCACTCCGGAGCGCCGTGGGGTATGGTTCGTGTGGGGGAACTCCGGCAACGGAAAGACCTCGTTCGTGATGCAGCTTTGCAAATATCTTTGCCGCTTCGGGCGAGTGGCCTACAACAGTATGGAGGAAGGTGCCTGCCTTACCATGCAGGACACGCTCCGTCGCTTTGGCATGATGGAGGTAAATCGCCGTTTCCTGCTCATCGACAATGAGAATATGGACCAACTCAGTCTTCGCTTGAAACGTCAGAAGGCACCTGATTTTGTGGTGATAGACAGTTTTCAATACACGCAGATGACCTATCGGCAGTATATCGAGTTCAAGGAACAACACCGCAATAAGTTGATAATCTTCATTAGTCATGCCAAAGGTCGTCTGCCTAAGGGGCGTAGCGGTGAAAGCGTGATGTTCGATGCTTCGCTGAAGATATACGTCGAGGGATACAGAGCTTTCAGCAAAGGGCGTTTTATCGGTCCGAAAGGATATTATGATATATGGCCGGAAGAAGCTGCAAGATATTGGGGTGAGGCATCAGAGTGATTAATATTTAGTGATTAGCAATGAAGACAATAACTAACAAGACGATTACGGCACAGCAGTTAAAAGCTCTGCATGCTACGTTCCGAACACTTGGCATGGACGATGAAGCCCGCCATGGGTGCGTCTATTCTTTCACCTCCGGACGGACACAGAGTAGCAAAGAGTTGACAATGGAAGAAGCCCGGCAACTGCTTGATAGACTGAACCCGATGGATGACAAAGCCAAGGCACTGCAACGGAAGGAAGCTCGGCTTGTGTTCCGCGATATCTATCGGTTATCCTTCCTGATCCCTCAGTTGAACCAAGGTTTCACCAGCGACAGTGAAGAGGAATACCAGATGAATGTGGCGAAACTGAACCTTTGGGCACGGAAATACACCAAATCCCGTAAGGATGTGACGAGGATGGCCCTCTGGGAGTTGCAGGAAACGAAGAAGCAACTGGAGGCATTTATGAGACGCGAAGAAAGAAAAACGAAAAAATAGTCAGATTATGAGAAAGCAAGAAGAAATTAACCGCACAATAGCCATTCTTCGTAAGAAGGGTGACCGGTTTAGCATGTCACAAGCAGAAGTACTGGAACAGAGACGCACAGAGACACAACTCTTTAAGGAGTTTGTATTATCGGTAGGTGAAGAGAATAAAGATGATAAGTTTTTTTATGCTCTACGGGATGCTGCACGTTATGCGGCGGGTACCTTGGAATTGGAGGAGCTGATACCGGATGCCAGTAGTTATCCGGTATCAGACAAAGATTTCTGTCGAGAGGTTAAAACAATTAGTGTACGGGAGTTTAGAACTATGGAACGTAAAGTCAATCTTTTAGAAGAACTTGTGAATGAACTGCTTCAGGCAAGTCGTATTCGTATAGAGAACAAGGAAGTATCAGAGGCGAGTAGAACAGATTTTATAAATCAAAGTGAAGCGGCAAGATATGTAGGATGCCGCAAAGAAACTCTTCGAGGCTGGTCAATGCGTGGTTTTATAACGGCTTATAGTATGGATGGGGTAGTACATTATAGTAAAAGTGAATTGGATGCCAGTCCGGCTGTACGCCATTATCGTACTGTAAAGCAATGCAGAGAGGAGGCATGATATGACGAAAGTATATGCCAATACCGGCAATGAACACCGTCAGGAGGTAGCCTTGCTGCTTGAAGCTAGTGCCGACCGTATTTGCGATTATCTTGACCGCTTGCATGCAGGTACCGGTACCTTGAAGCCTGCCGAATACGACCGCCTGCTGGACGCCTACCGTGCCGAAATGATACGTTATGATCGTCTGGATCAGGAACTGGCTGTGCTGGAGATACCGAAAAAACATATAAGCAAGGAGCTGCAGCGCAAGAGGAATGAGGAAAGAAGAGCGAAGATTATTTATTAACCCAATAAAAAGAATAAGATTATGGATTTATCAAAATTATCAGTATCAGAACGCGCTGCCTTAAAGGCACAGCTGGATGCCGAGGAAAAGGCAGAGCGTAGCCGTATCGAGCGGGAACGTGAGACATACAAACAACTGGTGGACGCCACCGTCAAGGCCAGTGTAACGAAGTTGCAAAGTCTCTCGACCGAGATGATGCGTATTAAACAGGAAGTGTTCAACGAGTTCGGCACTGTCATCAACCTGAAGAATGAGCTTTTCAAGACGAAGAGCGGCCGCCAGACTGATACTTTCACCACCAGTGACAGCCGCATGAGCCTCACGCTGGGCAACCGCGTGAACGAGGGCTGGGACGACACCGTAGAAGCGGGCATCGACATGGTGAAAGAATATATCAAGACTATGGCTAAAGATGAGAACTCTGCCAATCTGGTGGACACTGTAATGAGCCTGCTTGCCAAAGATCGTAAAGGTGCGCTGAAGGCCAACAAGGTATTGGAACTGGAAAAACTCGCCATCAAGTCGAAGGATGAACGTTTTCTGGAAGGCATCAATATCATTAAGGCGGCTTACCGTCCGGTACCGACGTGTCAGTTCATTCAGGTGGAGATGAAGGATGAACAGGGTAATGCGGTGAATCTGCCGCTGTCACTTTCAGCGATGTAGGGTTATGGCAAAGGTAAAGTATACTTCGATTATTCCGAATGATAAGCCGCAGTGGTTGCTGAATGTACAGGCGGTAGTGTCTGACGTGCTGGATGATGTTGAATTGCAAGGCAGTGAGCGGGACTTCAGAAACTTGAAGTCTTTCATTGACGCGAAGATACAGGCGGAACGGGAGCGTGGTACTCTCTTTCGTAGTGCGGTTACCACTGAAGTCCGTACGGATGAGGGAAAGACGGTGGTTCACATCTACCGAAATCATAGTTTAGTACAAACCTATTATATTGAATAGTATGAGCAAGAGACAGGACGGGGTGCTGATCACGGCGCCCCTCTTCGGAGTCGGGCGGGAGAAGCCGGAAGAATTTCCCGGTTACAGTTGTGGCTACTGCCAGGGGAATGGCTATGTGATTGATCCGGATATTATTACCGAATGTGTGAAAAAGCCGTGTCCCTCGTGCGGCGGTACAGGGAAAGTGAAAGCGGTCGTTACCATCGACTGGATACCTGATGGAGAATTGAAACCTTACTTTAAAAATGAATAGCCAAAATCAAGTAATGAATATAGTGAGAAGTGAACGTGAAATATGGGATTTGCTCAACCAATGTGCGGAGGCAGAAGAAACAGGTGCTTCCAATTATCCCGGCATGAGCTACGAACAAGGAATTAAAGCGGCGATTGAATGGATAATTGGAGATGTTAAAGACCATCCTATAAATGACTAATAACTAGAATAATAATGAATATAAGGAATAATGATTTATCAGACAAAAGTATTGTCATTAATATAAGTGATGAAGTTTCAATACGCCTTTGTAAACAACAATATGACGAATTTATTAGTCTTCTTCTACCAAGTATGGAACAGGAGTTTAAGTATGCTTATATTGTCCAAAAAAAGGCAAATGAACAATATTTCGACTGTCTCCGGTTTATGTCAGAAATCCGAGAGTTATTCTATGATTGTTCTTGTGACATCTGTTTGCTGAGAGATATGAGTGAAGTAGCCCCAGAAAGGTTATCCGAGATATTAGATAAGTATAGTAATTTATTAGGGTTTAAAGAATAACAAAATGATTAGAAATGAAAAAGATAGTAATAAACCTCACGACTTTCTGCGGAAGGTGTATCGAAGCTATTCACTATTACGTGTCAGTAGAGTACTACAATAGTTGCGACGACTTCCGTAATGATAAGATAAAAAGACCTATCACTCAAAAAGAGATAGATTCTAATGGAGATAGGTTTTATTCATACGAAGCAGGAGAGCCAACAGAGTGTTTCAATTCTTGGAAGGAAGCACTTGAAGCAGCAAAAGGATACATTACAGCTAATGGCTTAGAAGGTGATGTTTACGTGGTTGGTGTCCCCAATAAAGGGACATTGACATTAGAACAGGCTTTGTTTCCTGAATTAGACACAAGAAAAAGGTGCTCTAAGTGTGGCAAAGTGTTTGGAGATAGAGAAGGATTTTACAACTTTCCGGCAGGGGCACTCTGCGTACAGTGTCATAAAAAACAACATTCAAATCAACCATGAAATGAGTAAAGCGATAAATGAAAAAGTCCTGAATAGGTAGTCAGGACTTTACTGAGATTAGATATAAATCTGAAACATTAGAGATTCGACATATTTGCCTTTCATATCACTTCCAGTGCTTGATTTAAGAGTCACATGATTAGTTTTTACTGTATAGCCATCAGGCATTAAGCTATTTATGTGATTGCAAATAGCGTTTTCTAAATGGTTCGGTTCCCCGTAATAAGGAGTTTCACATACTACCTTTACAACAGTGTTTCCGGATGGCTCAAACAATCCCAGTGAAATCTCTTGATTAAGCTCATAGCCTTCTTTTGTAGATTTAATTACTAACATATTTTTATTTTTAAAATTGGACGACAAAGATAGGCAATAGTTATTGATAAAACAATGAGATGATTGATTTACAGCTTGTAAATGATATGCTAAATGGATAAATATTAATTCAAATCTAAATTAATAATGAAGCAAATAATCATTGGAAATAAGTCATTAATACAAATCTCAGAAGAAGATTCATGGTAGACGTTTTAATGTAGATGTTTTCAAGTTTTTCATAGAGAGAGGATATAATGTTCCTATTTATTGGCAATAGACTTTTGTTAATAAAAAGCCGCTGAACTGGAAAAAACAGTTAGCGGCTTTTAGGTAGGCGACAAGGGATTCGAACCCCCATAATAGAGTTGTAGTTACTCATTATTTCAATGTAAGTTTTTACTTGTTGTTAGAATAATCCTGCTTCGCCTAAAACCACAACTCCTATCGCATTCCAATTTACCTTTTTCATCGTAATACTCCTTTCTTTTTTTTGGTCGTTATTATTTTGGTTATCTTTAAACGAGAATAGTGTTGCTCCGAGAGAGAACAACTCAAAGTAGGTTGGCATTCCAAATCCAATTAAACAAGATATTATACTTACAGCTACCGTAATGCTGTTTTGATTCTGCAAAGATAGAAATTAAATTTGAATGAGCATCGTTGTTCTACAGTAATGGATGAATTTAAAAATATTAAGACGTACAACACTTGACAATAATATGCAAACTCTTGCTGATATAAAAATAAATATTAGCGAGAGCTACGAAATATATAGCTACTCAGTTGATAATAGTATGTGCATGTACAGGAGAAGAAAACGAGAAATACATATCTGCTGTACTTAAAAATGCAACTGAAACATTGTCACAACAGATATCATGACAAGAAATATTTTTGTAAATGTTTCTATTTGCGATTTTAATGATTATATTCGTGTAACTTAATTAATAAAAATGTTATGAGTAAAAAAATCTATGTAAACGGTGGCATTCTTATTACAACGCCATATTTTAGGTATGCCGGTGGAGGTGCGTTGTATTCTACGCCACCGGAAGGGGCCGAAATGATTGAAACAAATACAACAGATGAAAATGGAAGCTATCTTGAGATAAATGATGAGCATCCCCAGTCTATTTTCAATGAATATTATGCGGCTACATTTTTTACGACATTCCATATGTGGGCTGATTTCTTTCATCGAGATTATACGGATGCTTATAATGACTATTTGGAAAGAATTGATAATACAAATGAAGTTATTAATATAGAGAATTTGAATATAAAACAACAAAACATAGTGAATAGGTTATTATATGTTAGTATAGTAGCTTCCTTGGAGACTTTTATATGCGATATAGTACTTACAAAAATCACTAGAGACGAGGAAGCATTCTATAAATATTTTGAATCACGACCGTATTCTGATAAGAAAAAAGAGGAAATGCTAAAGTTGAAGGATGATAATATAGGCAAATGGGAACAATGTGTTATTGAAGAAGTTATGAAAACAGTATTTAGTAATATAAAGACTATTAAGGATGTATATAAAGATGTTTTTAATATATCTATCAGTGATACAGGTGGCAAAATGAAAATGCATTTTTATAAAAGGAATTTATTAGCTCATAAAAATGGTAGAAAGAAGGATGGTAGTTATATGAATATAACCAAAGATGATCTTAATATACTGGTCGAGGACTCAAAAACTTTTGTGAGGCAGATAATGGAGGAACTCAATATCTGATAATCTTAATGAAGAGAGCCGCTGTATAATCATTGTGTAGCGGCTCTTTACGTTTATCATTCTCCCGGTTCTCCCAAACATTCCAATACCGCCTCATGTTGCAGCGGCGTCAGTGCCCTTTGCCGGGGCTTGTAGTAAAGTTCTTCCAAGCGTCGTGTCAGTTCCGTGTTCAGCGCTATCCAGCGGTGCAGCTGGCTGACAGCGCTGCGGGGCGTGCTTCCTGGAAAGTATTGCTGTGCCAGGTCGCTCAGATAGATGCCTCCGGGATGTTTTTTCTCTTCATTCATTGTGCGTTTTCCTTTCTTCTCTATAATATAAAAAATTACCCGGTAGTAATTCAGTCACTACTACCGGGTGGTTTGTTCACTACTACTAAGTAGTCGGGACACTACCTATAGGCAGTTTTCCCGGGCTTATCCCAGCGGATTTTCATCCAGTCCTCCGTCGCCGCCTTCCGAACCGTTTCCACCATCGCCGCCGTCATCGGGCAGCGGGGCTTCTCCTTTCTTGGCCACGCGGTGGAACGTCAGCCCGCCACTGCCTGAACGGGTGGCGGCCTTGATGGGCTTGCCCGGGCGGAACTGTATGGTGGCTCCGGTGATATTGGAGGACGTGAATTTCTTCTCTGTCTCGGCACCTTCCGATTGCAGTTGTATTTGGAAACTGCCGAAAGTCTCCAGGCGCACGATCTTGCCTGCCGCCAGATGTTTATTCACTTGTTTGATCAGGGCGCGGATGGCGTTCAGCACATCACCGTCAGTGAGGGATGTGGAGTAGGCGATGTCCTCAGCCATTTCGTCCATGGTTACTTCGCCTGAGGCCTGTGCCTTGGCGTAGAACAGTTTCGGAGCGGTGTCGTCGCCCGGTTTGGTGCTCATGTGAGCAAGGGAATAGTTTACCATTTCTTTAATTACAAATTACTAATTATTAATTACGATCAGGATGCGCTGCTGGGGGAAGTGGCGGTCCTGATTGCGGTTGGTTTGTGTCGTTTCGCGAAAAAGACGGGGCAAAGGTGCCGTAAACTGCCTGTCCGGTGTGGTAATACAAGGCTTTAGTTGCATTAATATGTTATTATCGTTATTTTTGCATGGAGTTTTCAGGGTAGTTTCATTATTTTATTATTCATTTGCTTGTCAACCTATGAAGAAGAATCGGACAAAGATAGTAGGATGTAGCTATGCGTTCCGCGTGGAAGATGTGGTTCGCATCTATGACGAACATGCCAAGAGCGGCCTTAGCAACCGCGAAATCCTCCGCCGCTATATCTGGCCGAAATATCACATCTGCGAAAAGACTTTCTACAACATTATCAACGCCAGTGCCGATCCCCGTATCATCCGCCGCCAGGAAGAGGTGCGCGCTCAGCTTTCGTTGTTCTGAATCTCATCTGCCACTGTGGTGGTATATTCCATCTCATATACCTTCACGCCATGCGGCAATGAATACTGTCTGCTTGCCCGCCGGATCAGGACGGTGGCGCAACCGTCGAACCGCCAGCCGTGCAGACAGGAGTTCAACTGCGCTGCAAGACGCATGCGTTCGGCGGCATGTTGTTCCTGTGTGCTGCCGTAGTGGGTGTCATCATAGCAGTCGAAAGCCAGGCGGATGGTGACGGTAGCCTTACCGTGTTGGAGGTTTCCTTTCAGATTTTCCCAAAGGGTTTCGGGAATGCCGATCAGGACACAGGGGAAAGTCACAGGGTACTGGTCTTCACCGTTTGCCAGGGCTTCCAGTTGCCCGCAGTCTTCGTCGATCAGGAAGAGGGTATCGCCCATCTTGTCGGCGATTTGGTTTTGGAGGTCGTTGAATAGCTGTTCCATATTTGTTTTATTATTTATGAGTTAATAATCTTTTCTACTTCCTGATTCAGTTTATCATTCACCTTTTTTGCGAGTTCCGGACCGGGGGTGGATGGCATGAACTGGCGTTGCGGAATAGTAATGGTGAGCTTCGACTTTTTGGTCAGTGCCAGGCGTTTCCAAAAAGTGTCTTTCTTCTTATCAGTGCCAGCTTCTCGGTAATGTTGTGCCCATGCAAACCGACGCATCTTTGGAGTAACGGTAGGGCGTAGGATACCACCCCAATTATGTACTCCTGCATAGGGTACCCGGGTAAATACTGTGACCTGAGCGTCCCCCGGTGTGTACTCGATGCTTCCGGAAAGATAGTTCCTGCCGGAAAGCAGCGGGCCGTATTGGGCATTGGCTCCCTTTTCGCCACCTTTCTGCCGTTTTGTTTCCTTCCATTTATGGAATCCGCCATGTGTGAAGCCTCCCTTACGGAAGTCTTCTTCGATGTGTCGTTTGGCGATGTTCCCTGCCAATACCGGCATCTTGCGATGCATAAGGTCATCCAGTTGCTTCTTCTTTTGCAGGAGACGGCGGTTAAATTCCTGTATATCCATTGTTTATTAGATAAATATCCGTATATTTGTGCCACAGAAAGGAGTTAAAATATTCCAGTGTCGGGTTGTAGTCCCGACGAGGTTTGTTTTAGCTCCTTTCTTTTTTAAGGTGCTGCAATATTTTACTTGAGTCGGTGATACTGTGCAGTCTGAAACTTCCATCCTCGTATTCGCGAACAATGATCCAACTTTTATCTCCCAAAATCTTTGTTTCAAACAGGTGGGATTGCACCAATTTGGGGATATCTTTGTATTTGGAGACAATGCCTACGTACTTTGCTTTTTTAAATGTTTCTTCGATGTTGAGAATCATTTCATTCTTATGTGCATAGTGCTCATGAGGTTGGTTCAGCCATTCTTTCACGTTCTTTTGGCCTATCAGCACCTTATGTTTAAAGTTGCTGTTCACAAGTTCTTTCCCCTTGATACTTTCAGCAGCTTCTTTTTTCAGTTCTTTGGTGCGTTCCGAATACTTTTCATCCTGATTGTGGCGCGGTTCTATTTTCACTTTGGCATAATCAGGGAACTTATCTTTGAGGAATGCCTTCACCGCTTCCTTCGCCCCGTCGTATGCATTACTTACATACGGGTGCGTGTCACTGAACAGTCGTCCATCCACTCCCGGGTTATTATCCAGTCCCGGCGCGGGCTGATTCTTCGGGTCGGTGCTTTCGCGTGGCGCTCCGGTGGGCGGTTCGTCAGTGGCGGACAGACTGCACTTGCAGTTCCATCGGTCACCGGGACGGTGGGCACTCCAGAACGGGTGGCTTATCGGCAAGATGGTTCCCCAGAAAACCTTGTGGTCTGCTCCCGGGTTGGCACTGGTGCTGGGCATCCATTCTAAGTTCGGCAGGATGTCGGCGTATTGCTCGAAGCGTTGCCAGTCTGCCGCCTGACGGGCACGGATCACGGCGGTGTCGTATTCCGTCTTCAGCCAGTGCTCCACATGATGGTCGAGCATCGGGTGAACGTCTTTTTTCCACTGTTCAAACGATTTTAGAACACCGTTTGAATCGTACATCTGAGCGGCGATATCGTTCTGCATGCGATGCACTTTGAAGGCGGAGAAGACGGCGTTGCCCTGATCCATCTTCCGCCGGAACTCTGTGGGGACTTCGGCGGAAGATTGGCTGACACCGTCGTTGGTAGCTTCTGTAAATGCGCGAAAGGTTTCGTTAAAAAGGTTTTCCTCGATTTCCGTCATGGGGTGAAAATCCTTTTCGTAGATATGCTTTAGGGCACGTTGCAGGGCTTTGTCATCAAAGACGAAAGCGGTACTTACGTCGTTGTCACTGACTTTGCATTGCAGGGACATAGCGGCACCGGACATGTAGTCTATCTCATCTAAATCAGGCAATTGTTGGTCCTCATAATAAAGGCTATTTATTACCAGTCTAAAGCCCCGTCGCTGTGCGGGGCGTCCGCGAAAAAAGAATGTGAACGGTTTTGAGGTTGTTGTGGGTTCTTACTATTGTCGAGCGGTTGCATTGTTTGAGCGAATGGATTTTCCGCTTTCTTTTTTTCCTCCATTTCCGCTTTGAGTTGTTCGTAGTTGTCCGGACGTTCGATGTTGAGCTGCTCGTACAGGTAGTCGTCATCCATGGGAAGGTTGAAGGCGTTGACGGCTTTTTCCAACAGTTCGGCACGCGTCTTTACTTGTTCCGGGTCTACTTCTTCCATGTAGACGAACTCCCCGCCCGCGGTGTTTATCCCGAGGGCGGCGAATTGGTCGGTCATGTCGTAGTTCAGCAGGTTGAGGATGGCGAGGGCATCCTGCTCGATGAGCGCCTGTTCCACTTTGTTGTGCACGGTTCCCAGAGCTTGTGTTCCTGTTTCGCTGGCCTCGGTAGTCAGGGTATTGCCAAGCACGGCTTTGCTCATTTCCGCGTTATACCGGTCGGTAAGCGAGGAATACATTTCGCTGCTTCCTGACAGGTTGCCCGGTTCTACGAACTCCAGTGTTGTGCCGTCCGGACAAAGGAACACGGATGCGCCTCCCTGGCTGGATGCGGCGTCTAAAGTGGCATTGCGAGCTTCCGGGTCTGCCGCATCGTAGGTGTATTTTCGAATAGGACGTCCGAAAATTTCAGCCAATTGCGCCCAGTCACCTATAGTTCCTCGCTTATAGATTACATACGGGGCGGTACGTGCCAGAATGCCTAATGGCTCTTTGCCCCGTATCATCAGTAGATCGGCATATTCGTCGAATGATTCACCGGTTACATCACTTTGCCGCTTCTTGATGATGTTCAATACAGGGTCTATGTGCTTACGGGGAACAAGATAGTAGTCTATCCAGCCTTTCTCATTGATGTAGAATTGCACAAGGGTAAAGCCCCAGTATTGCGCATCAAGCGCGTCTTCGAGAAAGCGGAGAAACCAAGGTGAGGAAATTTGTACGTTAACCTTGTCATCGGCTACTCCGTTCCGGCGGAATTCTATTTTCCGACCCAGCACACCGCTTTTTCGTTTCTGTACAACGGAGAAAAGATGCGGGTCCATCAGACTTTCACTATAGATGTCGTAGAGCTTTACACGCTGGGTGAAGTCTACATTTTCGGCATTGCGTATGGCGGTCATATAGTCATCCAATCCGATGCCGAAGCGTTGGGGTTGTGACAATATAATAGTTGAACCGGGACGGGTGACATTGCTTCCTTCGGTAATACGCTGTTGAGGTTTATGGGTACGGTTCCAAAAAGTTGGAAATTTATTGAGTAGTTTCATACGGCTATAAATGATTAGTACGTTTGGGATTGCTTGTCATCAGCCAAGGACTATTGGCTTTCAGTTCCTTGTTTTGCAGAATAGGTGCGCCGTCTATGACGATCTGAAAAGCTGCCACCTGTTTCAGCCATTCCATTGCCCGCTCGTAACGGTCTTTGCGTGTCTGTGATATCTTCTGCGGGTTGTGGATGCAGAACAGGTGGTATACGGCGATATCCACCGCCATCATCAGGATCAGCTGGTTGCGGTCTGTGCCTTCGGCTGAGAATATGGCGTCCACGTCATAGCGGGCGCTGAGGCATCCACGCATTTCCTTGATGGCACGGTCTTCGCAGATTTCGATGATCGCATCGTCGTTGCGGGTCAATGAATCCAGTATTTCGCGATGGATGCTGGCATCATAGTCTTCGGGGTTAATGAATTTGCTCATGGCTATAATCTTTTAGGGTTTCGGCGGGCATTGTGATGAATCACGGTCACCGGAACCAATTGTTGAATCTTCTTTTTAATGATGCAGTAGCCGCCTTCCACACAGTCGGGACCGTCAGCGGGGAACTTCAGGCGCAGGGTGAATAACTTGAACTGGTCCTCCAGACGCTTCATGTGCGGGTTATCCCTTTCCGCTTCGTTGAAGATGAGATTGCCTTCACGGTTCAATGGTTCCAGATTGGCTTCGATACGAGTGGCTTTGTCGGTCTTCCGGGCTTCGTCAGGTTGGATGTACAGCTGTATATTCCGTTCCCTTCGCACCTTGCCCACCAATGGTTTGAATACCTGCTGGAAGAATGGGTCTTGCAGCTTATTGTTTTCCATATAGCAATACACCGGTACTTTGCCGCCCACGTACTCCTGCAACAGCACATACCAGTCGATAAACTCAGCATTCAGCCCGCGATCCAGAAAGGGTTTGATAACGTAAAGTTTCGAACCGATCATACCCAATAGGATACAACTTTTGGTACTGCTGTTCCTACTCTTATTTTCACCCGGTGCGGGGTCGCCATAGATGACTAAAAATTGAAACTTTTTCAGAGATGGAATTTTGCCGTAAGTGATGTCTTTGAAAACTTCGCCTTCGGTGACAGGGTTGTTATAGTATTCTTTCTGTGCGCTGGCGGCACTGATTTTGCGCAGTACTGTGTCAATGTGCTGCTCTGTATTTTTCTCCGGCCAGGTGCTGTGTCCGTCCTTGTCACGGATATTCACGACATCATGATGATCGGCAAGGGCTGCGGCTCGTGCCACGCAGCAATCGCGGGCAATGAGGTTTCCGCACCATACTATCAGGGTAGGTTCGCTGATGGAACGGGTAGCATAGAAAGCCTGTTCATACCATTCCCATTTTTTGTTCACAATGTCCGGATTGCGGCATTCTTCATCGGTGTCAAAGTCATCAACCAGTAATATGTCCGGTCGTATGGCCTCATTACGGCTACCACGGGGAGCGTTGCCGGCACCGATGGCACGGAAGGCACATCCGCATTTGGCTATGAACTCGGTATCTGTCCAGGAACTGATATTTGCCTGCTCACCATAGTATGCCTTGATGCGTCCGTTGGCCTCGAAGTTAGCGCGGTAAGGGGCCAGCAGTCGTTTGGCGCTATCCTGTGTGGCACTCGCCAGCATCACGTTCTTTTTCCTTTTTGTCAGGGCAAGGAACATCACGCAGAACATGACTATCGTACTTTTCGCCAGCTCGCGGCTCCACGATAACACCTCATACCATTCGTCATTATTAAGAATGCGACTGATAGCCTTCTTATGGAAAGGCGCGAAGGGATACTTGGCATATTTCGGGAAAAAGAACTGAATCCATTCCACAGGATGCGCTTCCAGATAGAGCCGGTGTTTCTCCCGTTCTGCTTGGCTCATACTCACATCCACCGGGGTGGAGTTACTGATATCCGTTTTATATTCCTCCCAGTTGAGAAGTGCGTTTTTTTCTTCCTGTTTCATGATAGGCTGTCTTTAATGAACTTATCCCACAGAGCGGTCACTTCCTTTGCCTTGTCCAGGTCGATGGGGCGAATCCATTCAATGAAGCGCATACCCACGTTCACCAGATCGGTGATGCCCACATCCGTTTCCATCTTCTTGATGGCGGCTGCCAGTTTGCCCAGCGTGTCGGCCTCGGCACAAGTGGCGAAGCGTTCGCCTTCCGGACGGGAGAGGATAAGGTTGTTCAGTTCCATCACCTGCCGGTGCAGATTCGCAATCTGTTGTTCGCGTCCCAGTGTGAGCCCCACCTTCATCTTTTCCCATTCCTCTGCCGCCATCCACCGGATAATGGTCTGGCGTGATACGCCCACTTTGTCCGCGACTTCCTGTTGCGTCAGGTTATCCTTCAGGTAGAGTGTACGGGCATAATCCTTTTTTTGTTTTGAAGTCAATTCAGCCATACAATAATCTTTTAGAATTTACGCAAAGTTCATTACATCCCGTTGGAATGGGAAAAAAGCGCGGAGCGGGTGCAGACAATGCCACAGCGTCTACGCAGTTGCGGGAAAGCGTTACATAGTTTTTTGTGCGGTTGTGTCCTACGGGGTAGTTTTGCGGCAAATAATCCGAACGACGTATGACCATCTTAAAGAATATATTGAATGAAAATACCGCCAGCCTGCTGCTTTACGGAGAGATCAGCGACGAGGGCGGTGACGGCAAGATTGCCAGTCGGGACGTTGTGAACGAACTGATGTACCTGGACGGCAACTATGAAAATCTGAATATCCGGATCAACTCCGTTGGCGGTGACGTCTATCCCGGCATCGCCATCTTCAATGCTATCCGTCAGTGCCGGAGCAATGTCACTATCTATATTGATGGCATTGCCGGCAGTATCGCCGGTGTCATTGCCCTTTGCGGACGGCGTGTGGAGATGAGCCGTTATGCGCGGATGATGCTGCATAATGTTTCCGGCGGCTGTTTTGGCAATAAAAAAGACTTGCAGGATATGATATCCACCATTGAAAGTCTGGAAGATACCATTGCCGAGATTATCGGCACGCGCAGCGGAAAGGATAAGGAAGAGGTGAAAAGCACTTACTTTGACGGAACGGACCATTGGCTGAAAGCCGATGAAGCCCTCGGACTGGGTCTGATCGACGCCATCTATGATGTTGAACCCATTCCTGAAGAGAGTTCCACGGACGATATTTACCGCATATTTACTAACCGGCTGGAGCTGGAGCAACAGCCACAAAACCCTGATAAAATGAAACTGGAAGATGTTAGAAAGATTCCCCGCTTTGCCAACTGTGCCGACGAAGCGGCAGTGATGGCCATGCTTGGTGAAACAGCCCGGAAAGCGGACAAGGCCGATGACCTGGAAAAGGAGAACGGCGAGTTGAAGGAACAACTGCAACAGCAGGAAGAAGAACGTATTGAGACCACTGTGACGGAAGCCGTAACCGACGGACGCATCGGTGCCGATCAGAAAGATACCTATAAGAATATTCTGAAAGCCGACTTCAAGAATGGTATGAGTGCCCTGAAAGCATTGAAACCGAAGAAGCTGCTGAAGGACAAGCTGGAGACCGGGCAACCACAGAACATAGCCGAAAGCCCCTGGGAGAAGAAACAACGGGAAATTCGTGAACGAACCGCCGCCCGTAATTAGTAATCTGTAATTAGTAATTAGTATGGTTCCGGTCAAGAATCCCAAGAACGCCAAATTAGGCGGCTCTTCCTACTTCGGAAAGAACGTAGGTAGCAGCGTACGCAGTGCGGGCAGTGCTCCGCAATTGCGTGGAAAACAGAAAGTGAAGATGTAGTGCGCTGGGCGCAAATTAATAAATAACAATTAAAGAATTAAAAGACAATGGCAATTCAAGGATTGAATACCACCAACTATGGTGGCGAAGTACTCGAACATGTGCTGACCCTCGCCGCTACCGGCAATGAATTGGTCAGCAAGGGGCTCATCATGGTGATCCCCGGAGTGAACAGCTCCATCAGCATCCCTCGTGTGAAATCGAACAAGATGCTCCAAAAGCGTAAGGAAGACCCACAGAAGGCAGACAGCAAAGGAGACTTCACCTACAGCGAAAAGAAGTTGACGCCTAAAGACATGATGGCGTTCACGCTCTTTAATCCCCGTGCTTTCGAACATATCTGGCGGCAGTATCAGCCGACGGGAGACCTTGTGTTCCGTCAGTTGCCTCCCAATATACAGAGCCTTCTGTTGAATGAACTCTTGAAACAGGTGGGCCACGAACTTGGCTACCAGTATATCAACGGCAAGTATGAAGACGGTTCCGATGACTCTTTGCTGTTGGATGGCATCCTGACACAGGCTGCTAAGGATGCGGATGTGGTGAAAGTGAAGACCGTAGGAACTACCATGCTGCAACGTCTGAAAGAATTGCGCACCGCGATTCCGGTGACTATGCGTAATAATCCGAACCTGCGCATCCTGATGAGCGTGGAAGACTTCGACACTTACGACGACGAATTGACGCAGCTCGCCAACAAGGGGGCGGCACCCACGGACATCAATCTGGAACGTTACAAAGGAATTTCTTTTGAAGTGCTGACCCAATGGCCGCAAGGTTTGGTGGTAGCCACCATCTGTGACAGTGGTCTGAACGGTAACCTCTTTGCAGCCGTCAACCTTCAGGATGATGAAAACGTGATCCAGATTGATAAATGGGCGAACGCCAGCGAACTCTATTTCTTCAAGATGCTGATGAAAGCGGACACGCAGATCGGCTTCGGCGAAGAGTTCATTGCACTGGACTGGAGAGTTGACGGAGCGTTCAAACCTGTAGTAGAAGGATAAGGAGGCACAGCTATGGCAAAGAAATTACTTGTAACGGTCGTTGTCCTGATGGCATTTCAGGACAAGTTCGACCATAAGACGCAATATGCTCCGGGAACGGAACTGCAAGTGGATAAAGAACGTGCGGACGATCTGGTAAGCCGCGGGCTTGCCAAAATCAAGGAGGAAACTCCGACTAAAGAGCCGAAGCAGCCTAAAGGCGCCAAACCTGCCGCTAATCCTGAACTCGCTGAAAATGTAGGCCGGGAAGTCACTGCCGAGAATGCGGTGCCGCCTGCCGGTGATAACCCTGAAAAAAAGCAGGAAGATGAGCCGGGGACTGAGAAATAACAACCCGCTGAACATCCGACTCTCTGCCACTACCCGGTGGCAGGGAGAGGTTCGCCCCTCACTCGACCCTTCGTTTTGCCAGTTCGAGTCAATGGCCTACGGCTATCGTGCGGGTCTGAAGCTGTTGCAGAACTATCGCAGAGTGAACGGCTGTCGTACGATATCGGACTTTATCAACCGTTGGGCTCCTCCGGTGGAAAACAACACATCGGGTTATATCAGCCGGGTGTGCCGGGAGATGCAGGTGCCTGCCAGTCATGTGCCCGATGTGAGGGATAAAGGAACAATGTGCGCTTTTGCGGCCGCGATTTCACAGGTGGAGAACGGTGTACCGGCGGTGATGGTGGATGTGCAGGCAGGGTGGAACCTGCTTTGATTAAAAAAATAACAATTAAAAATTAAAGGCGAATGGACACTTTGATGCAGATATTGGGCAGCCTCTTTCCGGCGGGACTGGGCGCGGCTATCGGAACAGCCATCGGTTGGTTCTTCAACCGCCGTCTTTCGAAGGCCCGCAACGGTGGAGATATTGACGCCGCCTATATGGATAACATTCAGAATCTCCGTTCGGACCTGTTAAACTCTATCAATGAAAACAGAAAACTCTACAGGGCCGTCGCCCGACTGGATCGCACGGTGGCTCGCGCTACTACTTGTCGTCACTGGAATGATTGCCCTGTCCGTGACGAGTTGCAGAAGTCCGGGCAGGCTGACAACCACCCGTCACCTGAGCGACAGCCTGCAAAGCGTAAAACGATCCGTTCTGACCCTTCTGCCGGTTCCGGCCAGCGAAGCGCGGACGAAGTTGCCGATGAACCAACTGGCCGCGTTGCCGGAAGGCGCGGGATATAGTGCCCGCAGCGGGCAGGCCACCGCAAGCGTGGTGCGTGGAAAGGGAGATACATTGATCTTCACTTCGATCTGTGACAGCCTGGCACGACAAGTGATATCGCTGACGGAAGAACTGACTCGCATCCGCAACGAAACAGGCGAGGAAGTGGAAGAACCGCCTCCGCAGGTGGCGCATGAACCCACCGGGTGGCAGTGGTTCCAGATATGGGCAGGAAGATTAGTACTGATCACCCTCTCTTTAATCCTTATTTACAGGCTCTTTAAACGGCGCCTGAATAAATCATAAATTAAAAATCATAAATCAAAGCATTATGGCAAAAGAAGGCTATGTGAATGGTAGTGACCTGTTGATGTCCATTACCGGAAAGGCGTGCGGACATTGTACCAGTCACACCACAACTTACACCAGTGAAACAAAAGACCGTGCGGTGAAGCCCGCGGCAACAGAGTCGGCGAGCAATGCCGGACTGTTCAAGGAAAAGAGCGTGACCGGACTCAGCGTTCAGGTGAAGTGCGAAGGACTCCGTTTCTATGGAGAAGAAGAAAGCGGCATGAAAGACTTGCTGGCAAAATGGAAAGAAGGCGCAACGGTGGAACTGAAAGGTTTTGCCCGTGGCGGGGACGCCGCGCCTTATATGAGCGGCAACTTCATTATTTCCTCCCTAGAAGAATCCGCCCCGGCAGGTGACGACACTACCTACAGTGCCACATTCGACAACACCGGAGTGGTCACCATCGACGAAGCGAAAGTGGACGGAGCAACCGCAGTGGAGGGCTAATTGATGGACAAGATAAAAGTATATGGCAAAGAGTACCCCATGCGCATGACCATGGGGGCTATGCTCCGCTTTCAGCGGACCACAGGCAAGGACGTCAGCCAGATGGGTACTGACGTCAGCCTGATGATCGTTTTTCTGCACTGCTGCGTGACAAGCGCCTGCAATGCCGACGGGGTGACTTTTGACCTGGACCTCGACAAGTTCGCCGACGGTCTGGACATGAATGTCCTGAACGACTTTGCGGAGTCATTGTCCGCCGGTACCGGTGACTCAAAAAAAAAGCCGGAGAAGACGCCGACATCTGCGAACTGATGGGAATAGCCGTGGGGAGTATCGGGATGAGTCTGAATGATTTCTGTGCCTGTACTCCCCGCGAGTTCCATAGCATTTACCGCAATTGGGAGCGTATGCGGATGCGCGATCCGTGGGAACAGACAAGGTTCCTGGCATGTTGCGTACTACAACCCTATAGCAAGAAGACGCTGAAAGTGACGGACGTGTGCCGTTTCAGTTGGGACGCGGAACGGAAAGCGACGGCTCCGGCGGCGGCGAGTACGAGGGAGAGGTTTGAGGAACTGAAGAAGATAGTGGAAAGAATTGTTTAGATTTTACGCTTGCCGAATAAATTGGCAATGATAATGAATCCCAAAGTAAGGATGGCGCACAACAGAATGCCACCCAGCACTTTCCAGGAGAGATCGGCTTCATATCCTTTAGGCGTTGCCAAGAAGAAGATAACCAGAATTACGAAAACGATGCAGTCTTGCTTCATGATCCTATTAATAAATCAAGTGCAAATATAAGGAATATATGGCAAACGAGGTAGAGTTTAAGCTAAAAATAACGACTGACGGGAAAGAAACCTTTCACAAGTTGTCTGTTGACGCTGAAGTTTTTGACGGAGTTGTAAGGCGCGCTACTGAAAGCGTCAAAAAGGCGTCGGATGAGATTCAGGACATGGCTATGAAAAACCTGAACTGGGATATGCTGACGGGGGCCATCGGACAGTTCAATGACGGCCTGCAGAGTTTGGTGGGCGGTTATGACAGTTTTGACAAGTCCATGCGCGCTGTCAATACGATGGCGGGAAAGGGCCGGGAAGGATTTAAGGCTTTGACAGGCAGTGTAAGAGAACTGAGTAAAAGTATCCCCATGGCGCGCGAAGAGTTGGCCGGCGGACTTTATCAAGTAATCTCCAACGGAGTGCCGGAAGATAACTGGATCAGCTTCCTGGAACAAAGCAGCAAGGCCGCCGTGGGCGGCATTGCCGATCTGGGCCAGACCGTTACTGTTACCTCCACCATCATCAAGAACTACGGGCTGGAGTGGGATGCCGCAGGCGACATTCAGGACAAGATTCAGATGACGGCCAAGAACGGTGTGACTTCGTTTGAACAGTTGGCCGCAGCATTGCCCCGCGTCAGTGGCAGTGCCTCGCAGCTGGGCGTCAGTCTTGACGAACTGATGGCCGTGTTTGCCACCACTACAGGCGTAACGGGCAACACGGCGGAAGTCAGCACCCAACTCGCCGCCGTACTTACGGCGCTCATCAAGCCCAGTTCAGAGGCCGCCGCTGCCGCCGAACGCATGGGGATCAGCTTCAACGCTGCCAGTATCAAGGAAGCCGGAGGGTTGCAGAACTTCCTTCAAGTACTGGACGCCACCATTAACGAATACAGCGTCCGAACCGGAGAACTGAAGGAAACCATTTACGGCAATCTTTTTGGCAGCGCGGAAGCATTGCGTGTGCTCACCTCCCTGACGGGTGAACAGAAGGATAAGTTTACGGAGAATATACAGGCCATGGCAGACAGCACAGGCGTCATCGAACAGGCGTTCGGTGATATGACCGCTACGGGAGATGCCAGTGCGCGGATGCTTAAAAATTTGGTTTCCTCCGCAACGGACGTGGTGGCATCCTTTGCCAGCACTTACGCTCCGATTATCAACATGATTACCGGCATTGGAATGGCCGGTATGACCGCCATGCGATTCAAGCAGACCGTGACCGCCATGGTAGCCGGTATCCGCACGCATTCCACTGCTCTGCAGAATAATACTACCGTCATGATGCTCAACCGTAATGCGATGGCCTCTTCCGGAGTATTGATGCGCATTCACCGTACGCTGCTTGCCTCGCTCACCGCCGCCACCGGCAGCCTTACCGCTGCCACCGTAGCACTTTCCGCCGCCTACACAATGGGGCTGTCTCTTGTGATTATGGGCATTGCATCCTTATTTACGTCTACGGGAGATGCGGCGGAAGAAGCCGCCCGGAAGCAGGATATATTAAAAGAAAGCACTGAAGCATTTACTTCCGCCGTCGCCGATGTGAAAGGGCAGATTGATCTGGAGATAGCCACCTTGCAACAGCTCATCAAGAATCACGGCGACGAGACCGATATAGTGGAGGAATTGAACCGGAAGTATGGCGAAGCACTGGGATATCATAAGACTGCGGCGGAATGGTATGACATACTGATTTCCAAGAGTAAAGCCTATTGTTAGGCCATCGGTTATGAGGCGCAGGCCAAAGTGCTGTCTTCCCAGAAGGCGGCCAAAGAACTGGAATTGGAGAGCGTCCGCGGTCAGAAGCAGACACTGGAAAAGAGCGGAAAGGACAAAAAGAAAGTGACAAGTGTCCGCGGAGGACTCAATCCGTCAGTTACGTCCTATACGGTAAACACCAAGGAGTACGACCGGCTGATAGAACAGGAACGCGCCTTGGAAGAAGAGACCGGACAATTGCAGAAACAGTTCGACACCTGCATGGAGAAGGTATGGGCTGGTCAGGAAGAGATGAAGAAAGCGGACGGCCTGAAAGTGACGGCCGAAACGACGGACCTGATGTCCATGTCCTATCAGGAATTGGGAACTGCCATTGAGGACACGGAAAAGAAACTGAAGAAGCTGGCTCCCACAGAAACAGCCGAGATCAACCGCCTGAGCGCCTACAACAAGCAGCTGAAAGCCCGCAAAGAAGCCATGGACAAAAAGTATGGCTTTGGAAGTGGTGGTAAAGGCGGTGATGATGATGCGGTAGTCGCCAACCCGGAAAGCTATAAGGAACTGTCGAACGCCATCGGGTATTACGAAAAACAGTTGCAGAAGACTAAGCCGACCGAAGCGCAGACCATATCCCTGCTGACAGAAAAGATAAACAAGTATAAAGAGCAGCAGCAGGCCATAACTGACCAGATAGCCGCTGCCGGACGACCCAAGGAACTGGACACGCTGGAGAACATAGACAGGGAACTGACGTATCAGAAAGGATTGCGTTCCCGCTGTACAAAGGAAAATCTGGCAGGCATCGATGCGGAAATAGAGCGTTTGAACAGCCTTCGAACAGCGTTTGAAGACCAGTCGCATGCCGTTAAGAGTTTGGATCAGATACATACCTATCAGCAGCTGGCCGCTGAAGTGGCTTTTTATGAAAGAAGGATACAGACCGCTACCGAGACGGAACGGGTAGAGATAAAGAAACAGGTCAAAGCGCTGAATGAGTTGCGTGAGGCTTGGGATCAGCAGTTGGCTCAGGTGGAACGGCCGGATGACATCTCACGACTGGACACAATCGGAAAGCTGTCCGATGCGGTAAGCTACTATGAAAGTGTTCAGCGTACCCAAAGCGCTCAGGAGATAGAAGATACCCAACGTGTCATCAATGCCTTGAATGCGAAGAAGGCTGCAATGGAGCGGGGAATCAGCCTGCCGTCCATGCAGGCGGAAATAGATGAGATCAACCGCCTGTCCGGACGGGAATTCAGCATAAAGGTCAATGCCATCGGCTTTGACGGGCTGACCGACCGTATCAACGGCCTGAAGAAGCAGCTGGCCGACATGGAGAACCCGGTGACGGACGGACAGAGAGAGGCTATAGAGGGAATGATTTCCGTCTATGAGTCGTGGAGGGCGGAGACGGTGAAGAGCTTTGCCACCTTCAGCAAGGGCTGGAACGGAGTGAAAGGCGTGGCGGGCGGTATAGAGAGCATGAGCGCCGCACTGGAAGGCAACGGGTCGGCCTGGCAGAAGATGACCGCTATGGTGGACGGAGTCATATCCGTCTATCAGGGCATATCGGCGGTGGTGGAAATCATAAAACTGCTGACGCAAGCCTCGCAGGCGGCCACCGCGGCAAAGACGGTAGAGGCGGCAGCGACGGTAGCCTCCACGGCGGCCACGGGAGCGGAAGCAGCCACACAGGCCACGGCCGCGGCCGCGGTGATTCCGGTGGTAGCCGCCAACAAACTGGCCACCGCAAGCTATATGGAGCTGGCAGCCGCCGAATACATGGCTGCACACGCTTACATCCCTTTCGCGGGATTTGGCATAGCGGCCGGATTTACGGCCGCTGCGGTGGCTGCGGTGCAGGCCATAGGGGTGATGCCCTTCGCGGGCGGAGGTGTGATTTACGGCCCAACACTGGGGCTGATGGGCGAATATGCCGGAGCAAGCAACAACCCTGAAGTGGTGGCGCCGCTGAACAGGCTGAAACAGCTGATCCAACCGGTTGACGGAATCGGTGGCGGACGTGTAGAATTTACAATCGACGGCCGCACATTGAAGGGAGTATTGAATAAAGTGGATAACTTTAACAGTCGTACAAGATGAAAATAGGTATACAGGAAACCGCTCAGGAGAACCGCTCACTCAGATACCAGGGTGAGTTTCTCAGCCGTGACGGCATACGCTGGAAAGTCCGGTTGTTGCAGGAAAGCGACGCGCCTTATCCGGTGGTCGGTGAGTTTCATTTTCCAGCGGAAAAGCCCTTGGTAATAGAGTGGAAGGAAGTGGATAAACTGGAACCCGTACAAGCCAGCTGTGCCACACTGACGGTAGTGAGCAAAGTGGACCGGCAATATATAGACCTGTATACCATGGAAGTGGGCAGTGTGCTGCTTGAAGTATACCGCAACGGGGTATTGTACTGGTGCGGTACCATGGACACGGAATTATACGAAGAGCCTTTCTCTTATGAAAAGGAATATGAAGTGAGCATGACCTTCAGCGATTTCGCCATGCTGGAGCGCGTCAACTTCTCTGGATCAGGTGCCTGCACGCTGGAAGATTTGCTGGCGGACTGCATAAAGAATGCCCGTCTTTCCCCGGCTTACATGACCGGAGGCATATCTTGTTACATCTCAACATCGATGCCTGATATTCCGGCGGACAGTAATGTCTTCAGGGAACTGTGTCTTTATAGCGATAATTTCTACGATGAGGAAGAGGAACCCATGACGCAACGTGAAGTGCTGGATGAAGTGCTGCGCCCGTTCGCCCTGCGCTTGGTACAGCGTTGCGGCGGTCTCTATCTGTATGATTTGAACGCTTTTCAAACAGTGTTTGAACCCCAATTGATAGAGTGGCAGGGAACGGATGCGGTTTTGGGCGTGGATAATGTATATAAGAACGTAAACGTGAGCTTCAGCCCTTATGAACGTACTGACTTGTTTAAAAAGGACATAGATATCAGATCGTTTACCCAGGAATCCGCCGGAGTGGTGCGTGAGAGTACTTATGAAGGTTACTTCGGACCTGACTTAAGTTTTGACTTCAGACTTTATACGAATAATGAATCCGCTTCGGGGCTTACTTTGAATGCCAATGCCAGAATTTATAAGATAAATCCTTTGACTTCCGGAGATGAAAGTCTGGGGATCGCCTGGCGTGTCCTGACCGATACGAATGAAGAAAGTGTCTGTAACTTACAAAACGGTTTGGGCGCAGGGACCGACCTGATGACTTTCAACAAACAGATACTGATACCAAGCACTTGCGGGGTTCCACTGCCGTCAATGAACTATCGTTCCAACTTATCCTTGAAAATAAAGCTGTCGTTACTGCTGGACGGGCGCTACAATCCGTTTAAGGATGCCGGAACCTACAATAGCAAGGAAGAATATGAATACTGGCAGAATAATGTACGCGCCTTGTATGTACCCGCGGAAATACACCTGTTGGACCGGGACGGGAAAATCGCATATTCCTATATCAATGTTCAGGGTGCCAGCCTTGTCGGGGGATATTGGTGGGAAGGCGATTATGATATGTGGGGATCGGCAGGAAAGACAGGATGTGTAATCTCTTTTTTAAATACAGGCGACGCGACGCAAGGCTGGGATGGAGGATGGAAAGATTGTTGTACGCATAACGCGGTAATGACTTTGGGGGTGGCGGGTGACGTATACCTGGAAAATATAATGGCGGCAACAAAGACAGGCGCCATGTATATGGACCTTCCTCCCGATTTATTCGGTTACACACTGGAGATAAAAATCAAGTCGGGAATATATAAAGACGCGGGGTTAGGCGTACTGGGCTTAAAAAATAGTTATTCCCCTCTGTCTGCCGAAGACGAGCGGCATGCCCGTTGGCTGCTTTATCAGATGCCGGAGATTGAACTTCTGGACGGGTATAAAAACAGCATTGATTCGAAAGACATCAGCTATACATCCTGGTTGAACCGTTCGGCGCGTGAAAAGCTGGAACTGAATACGGTGATCGGGTGCGGCCTCCGGGAAACCAATGACAGGGGGCTTGGCGTGTTACTGCGGAGTTCCACACTCGCGCCCGTATATGAGTTCACCCGGCAGAATACGACCATGTCACTGGAAAAGCTGCTGATTGGAACGATATACAGTAATTACCACCGCCGTATGAATGTGCTGTCCGGTACTGTGAAACAGCTGTCAGGCATAGGCACTTATACGGATTGTAGCGAACCCGGTACATACGTATTGCTGAGTGATGTGCAGGACCTGATTGCCGACGAAAGCGATATGAAAATTGTGGAAGTGGAACCTGATAATTATGAAGGGATAGAGTATGAAGAAACAGTATAATGTCGTTGTAACGGAACGGAAAAGCATGGCGAGAAGCAAGCGTCTGCGTGAATCCGGTCAGTCATCTTCCGGCACTGTTATCAGTGTATTGGGAGGAAATTCCGGAGGCTCCGGAAATGCGGGGGATGGACACACACATGAGAATCTGCTGACATTGAACCGCATCAAAACGGATAAGGAAGATTATCTGACTTTGCGCACATCCGAACTGGATGAGGAAACCGGGGCGGTGACAACGAGTGATAAACGGGCTAAGGTAGGGTATGCTGATGAAGCGGGGCACGCTGTTAATGCGGATAATGCTACCCATGCGGATAATGCTATTCATGCAGATAAAGCACATGATGTGGATGATGATAGTCCGGTATATGATAAAGTGCTGCGTAAAGATCGTTCTGATCGTACTGATCACTCTTTGGATATAGGCGGTGACTTGATTGTTGGAGGATTTGAGAACGTATTGGGAGGATTAGAAGTTAAAGGCGGTTTTTCCGTTGATACGGCAGATGCTTCCGGTGACATAACCGGTTGCAACTTAAAGGCGGTGGAAACAATATCTGGAACGGATGTGACCGTCTTGGAAACGATTTCAGGTAAGAATATCACAGCTACGGAAACAGTTTCCGCTCAGAATGTAGACGCTACGGGTACGATTTCGGCAAATATGATAGATACTACTGAAACTATATCCGGTAAGAACATCTTAGCTTCTGAGGGGGTAGCAGGTGAAAACGTTACTGCGTCTAATTCTGTTTCCGGGAAAAATGTAACTGCAAAAGAAACCGTATCAGGTAAAAATGTAACCGTTTCTGGGAAGGTTACTACACTTAACTTACTTGTACAATCTTTAGCTAACACATATGATCTCAATGTGTCGCATGTGGCTACATTGTTCCAGACCGTTGTAAAAGACTATATCAGTTCTGAACTGTACACTCCCGGATTAACGGGTAGTGGTATGAAACTGTATAAGGCTGTATCTGGCGACTGGAATTTAGAATTAGATAATGTGACGGTACGCAAGGCAATGACTATTTTTGAGCTTATCATCTCAAAGATACGTGCGGTTAATGGTGGACTGGTTATTTCTCCTGCGAACGGAAAGGTTAAGTCTGTTCTTCTTACAAATGATATTTACCGCCTTGAAATAGAGGGCGACATGATGTTTGTAGCTGACGACCTTGTACGTTGTCAAACGTTTACTAAGACAGGAACTAAATATTATTGGGTACGCATAACCTCAGTATCTGGGCAATATATCCTTATAAATAAAACTGAATTTGCGAAGTCCGTCCCGGCTGTTGGCGATGAACTTGTACAATTCGGCAATAAAACGGATGTTGCACGGCAGGGCATTTTATATCTGACCGCTTCTGAAGATGGTAAGCCTCGTTTTTCTGTGTTGGATGGCGTCAACTCCACGGATTTGACAGGTAAAACAAAGGTTATTCTTGGTTGTCTCGACGGGATAACAGATACTGATTTTTTAACCGATTTCCAGCCATCTGGTTATGGGCTGTATAGTGAGAATGTTTTTTTGAAAGGTATCTTTGTTCTTAAATCAGGCAAGAAGATAGAAGAATTTATTAATGATGGCATTGCTTCCGTTCAAGTCGGCGGGCGTAATCTGCTTGCTAATTCTGATTTCTCCGAAAATTCTTTGTCTAAATGGCGGGGTTCGCAAGATAATAATTACACTTTATCTATTGAAAATTCAGAATTAAAAATTGTTGGGCAGCAGGGTAGGACTTCCGCGGAGTTAAACAATTCTTGGAATACTGCTTGGTACGTTGCGCCTTATTCGTTCAATGTGGCAGGTGATTACACTATATCGTTTGATGCTTATGCTTTGAAAGCGTGTACATTATACTTTAGGGCTAATTATTTTACACACCCAACATATGGTGGCTCTGTCCAGATTGGTACGAAAAAACAAAGATATAGCGTTGTATTCAAGAATGATACAAATGAAAATTCTCGCCTATTAGGGTTTGCATTCAGTGTTGCAACTACTCTTTATCTCGACAATGTTAAACTGGAATTAGGCAACAAAGCTACTGACTGGACACCTGCACCAGAAGACGTTAACACACGTATTACTAATATAGAAACACAGTTTGAAATTCGTGAAGGTGTTATTAGTACAAAGGTTACAGAAGCTACTACCGCGGCAACTAATGCGAAGAAGAGCGAAACATCTGCATCTACTTCTGCCAGTACTGCAACTACAAAGGCTACTGCCGCCGCTTCTTCCGCTACGAGTGCATCAACATCTGCAACTACCGCAACGACAAAAGCTACTGCCGCGTCTTCATCTGCTACAGCTGCATCCGGTAGCGCAACAACTGCGGGGCAAAAAGCTACCGCCGCGGCAAACAGTGCCACCGCTGCCGCTACTTCCGCAACGAATGCTCAAAAAGCCGCTGAAAGTGCTGAAACCATACTGGAAGAAGTAACTACAAAGGAAAGTAGTATAACCCAAACAGCCGGGCAAATCGCTACGAAGGTGACAGAGGTTAACAAGAAAGTAACCGAAGCTACAACAGCGGCTACTACTGCCACAACGAAAGCAAATGCGGCTTCTTCTTCTGCCACTGCCGCCGCTGGCTCTGCAACTACGGCAACAACAAAAGCCACTGCCGCCGCAAACAGTGCTACCGCTGCCGCCGGGTCTGCAACAAACGCTAAAAGTTCTGCCGATAGTGCAGCGGCAAAGTTGACTACGATCACCGAAAAAGAGAGCAGCATCAATCAAACAGCTTCGCAGATTTCGACAAAAGTAACGGAAGTTACTAAAAAAGCAACAGAGGCGGCAACGTCTGCCAGTACCGCCACGACAAAAGCAAATGCTGCTGCTAGCTCTGCCACTACAGCCGGAACTAAAGCTACCGCCGCGGCTAACAGTGCTACCGCTGCCGCTAGTTCTGCAACGAATGCTAAAAATTCAGCTGACACCGCCACCGCCAAACTGGCTACGATCACCGAAAAGGAAAGTAGCATTAATCAGACTGCAAGTAGTATTACTACGAAGGTTACAGAAGTGAATACGAAAGCCTCGCAGGCTGCAACATCCGCTACTAATGCCGCAAACAGTGCTACAGCTGCATCCGGTTCTGCAACGACCGCTACGACCAAAGCGACTGCTGCCGCCAATAGCGCGGAGTTGGCGTTGGCAATGTCTAAGGGTAAGATGATTTATCGTGACCCGTCGTTTAAATCCGGTTCAAATAGTTGTTCTGTTTATAATAATTCTGGCAACGGCAATGTAACCGTTACTCGTGTTTCCGGCGTTGCAGGTAATCCTAACAGTTCCGGTTATTGTCTTAAAGTGAAGACAACCGGAACAGCCTCACCCGGTTGGGGTGGTTTTCACTGGGGAGCAACTGCGAAAGCAAACCGCGTATTAGTCGTTCGTCTTATTGCTAATATTCCTACGGGTTATACATTGAATTTTGCAACAAATTCTCTTGGTACTGGGGCTTCTCAAAAGTGGCTTACTGCCTATGTCGGAACTGGTAAATGGACGGAATACGCCTATAAAATAGTATGCGGAGCATCCGGTACATTTAGTTCTACAGGTTACTTTTATCTTTCAGGCGGTAATACACCGACTGCCGCCACACCCTTGGAATGGCATATCTGTTATGCTACGATATTCGATGTAACCGACGCGGAGATAGATTATATCTCTGATGCAGCTGCGAAATACACTACTAAAACAGAGCATACTAGTAGCATCACACAATTAAGCAATAGCATTGAACTGAAAGTTGCTAAGACTGATTTCAATGCGTTGGGTACACGCGTTTCTTCCGCTGAAACGACAATAAAACAGCATACCGATCAGATCGCACTGAAAGCAGCTAAAACGGATGTAACCGCATTGGGAACACGTATGTCAGCCGCCGAAGCGAAGATAACGCCAGATGCTATTAAACTTACGGTAAAGAGTCAGACTGAAACTATTGCAGGCAATGCTGCAAATGCTGTTCAGGTGGGCGGTCGTAATCTACTTACGGGAAGTGATTTTAAAACACTGAATAGTTCATATTATTATTCGGGGAATGCTAATACATATACGTTGTCGTTAGATAATGGGATGCTGAAAGTAGTAGGAAAGGCTGTAGGAAGTTCCAGCCTTTATACAATCGTAAAACAACTATTCCATAATGAAAGCGAAGATTACGTTTTTAGTTTTGACGCTTACGCCTTGGCAGAAACGACAATTAGCGCCCGCTTCGGTTATGGTACTGTTCAGAGTGGCGGGACTGCACTAATCGGTACGGCGAAGAAACGTTATTCTTTAAAGTTGAAGGGCGTTTATAATAGTGATACTTATAGCGTATTTCTTTTTTGGTTTGATAAGATCACAACTGTATGGTTTGATAACATGAAGTTGGAAAAAGGAAATAAAGCTACTGACTGGACGCCAGCACCGGAAGACGTTGCAACTGACGCACAAAGTAAAGCCGATGCCGCTAAACAGGCTGCAATAACTGATGCTGCCGGGAAATATACAACCAAAACAGAGCATTCCAGTAGCATAACGCAGCTAAATAATAGTATTGCTCTGAAAGTAGCTAAAACCGATTTCAATGCACTTGGTACGCGTGTTTCCACTGCTGAGACTACGATAAGGCAACATACCGATCAAATAGCTTTAAAGGCTGCTAAGACAGATGTAACAGCATTAGGAACAAGGGTTTCCGCAGCAGAGGCTAAGATAACACCTGATGCAATTAAATTGACCGTTAAGTCTCAGACTGAAACGATTGCCGCCAATGCTGCGAAGCGTACCGAACTTTGGGTAGATGCTACTGCATTGGATGCAAGTAAGTATTATCCTATTACGATAGTACTTTCTACTGGCATTCCGATGTACACGATAACAGTTGATAGAACTTTAAATACGAGCTACGGTAAACCATCTTGGAGTACACATACAAACGGTTTTTCGGTTGTATGTAAATGGAGTACGAATGCGAGCGGCTGGGGTGCTATTTCTGTTCAGCGAACCATATTAGATTATGCGTGTGGTTTTGCTAGTGTTACCCCCGTAGGTAGTATTGGGCAGATGACTAACAGTAGCTGCGAGTATGCTTATGTACGTGGCGGCTCTAAATATCGTGTAACGGTGGAAGGTGCAACGGGTGTAAGTATAGCCCTACGAACTGCTGCATATACAGCCAGTAGTCAGACTATTAATATTCTTACTTCTGTTACAACCCCTGTACCGGACAAGAAAGCAACAGACACACGTATTACTAATGTAGAAACACAGTTTGAAATTCGTGAAGGTGTTATTAGTACAAAGGTAACCGAAGCTACTACCGCGGCAACTAATGCGAAGAAGAGCGAAACATCTGCATCTACTTCTGCCAGTACTGCGACTACAAAGGCTACTGCCGCGTCTTCATCTGCTACAGCTGCATCCGGTAGCGCAACAACTGCGGGGCAAAAAGCTACCGCCGCGGCAAACAGTGCCACCGCTGCCGCTACTTCCGCAACGAATGCTCAAAAAGCCGCTGAAAGTGCTGAAACCATACTGGAAGAAGTAACTACAAAGGAAAGTAGTATAACCCAGACAGCCGGACAAATAGCAACGAAAGTAACAGAAGTAAACAAGAAAGTAACGGAGGCGACAACTGCGGCAACTACCGCTACAACGAAAGCTACTGCCGCCGCTACGTCTGCGACTAATGCAAAAACAAGTGAAACGAATGCCGGAACGAAAGCAACCGCCGCCGCGAACAGTGCTACTGCCGCCGCAACTTCGGCAACAAATGCCAAAAGTTCAGCCGATACCGCTGCCGCTAAGCTGACTACGATCACCGAAAAGGAAAGTAGTATAAATCAGACAGCTAGTAGTATTACTACTAAAGTAACGGAGGTTACAACGAAAGCAACACAAGCGGCTACATCCGCAGCCAATGCTAAAACAAGCGAGACAAATGCAGGGACAAAGGCTACTGCTGCCGCTAACTCTGCGACGACAGCCGGAACTAAAGCTACCGCCGCGGCTAACAGTGCTACCGCTGCCGCTAGCTCAGCAACTTCGGCGGCCGCTTCGCTAACCTCTGTTACGACCAAACAGAGTGAAATAAATGCTAAAGCCGATCAGATTACTTTAAAGGTAACTGAGGTTACGACAAAGACAACACAGGCTACTAATGCGGCTGAATTGGCTACTGCAATGTCTAAAGGTAAGATGTTGTATCGTGACCCGACCTTTAAGGATGGAAGCTACAACGGTACAGCTGTATATTTGCCTACCGGGGTGACTCGTAGCTATATTGCTGTTACCGGATGTCCTAACCCGGCTGCAAAGGCTATGAAATTCGTTGCCACGCAATTCTACACCGCAACAGATAAGCGTATAGGTGGTTTTCTTTTCGGTAATAAATCCCGCGCTAATGCTGTGTTTGTTGTGCGTATTATCGCCAATATTCCAACCGGACGTAATTTGAATGTTTACCACAATAGTTACGGGACTGGTGGGGCGACAAAATGGCTAACCTCAACGGCTGGTGCTGGCAAATGGCAAGAATATGCTTGTAAAGTCACTTGTGGCGCTTCCGGTACATTTAGTGGTTTAAATCATTTTGCCTTAACTGGTGGTGCAGCACCTACCACCGCTGCACCTCTTACTTGGTATGTGGCTTATGCTACGGTGTTTGACGTTACAGACGTTGACGATACGCCATCACGTGAAGAAATAAAATCTGGTATGACAATAACAGCCGGAGGTATTTCTATTTTTGGAAAGGAGTTATCATTGGCTGGGAAAGTTACCTTTTCCTCTTTGGATAGTGCCGCACAAAGTACCATTAACGGTAAGGCAACCCCGGCGCAAATTGCTACAGCAAAGAGCGAGGCTATTAGTACGGCTGCAACGGATGCTACAACGAAAGCTAACAATGCAAAGAGTTCTGCAATTTCTACTGCCGCAACGGATGCCACAACCAAAGCCAATAACGCACTAACTAATGCTCGTAATGATGTAGCCGTGAAACTTGGATATGCAAGTTATACTGAAATGGTAAATCAAGCTACTGCAAAGAATACTATAATCAACGGTGGGTATATCCGTACAAGTTTAATAGATGCTGATACACTGATAACGGGAAGTTTATTAGCTACCAAAATCGCAGCTACTGAGATAACAACAGGAAAGCTAACGGTTACGACGGGTGCTAAAATTGGCGGTTGGAATGTAGAAGGTAATTCACTTTCTATAAAAAGTGCTGCGTCTGCTAAGATACTTGTAGAACCGAGTGGAACACGCTTTTTAAGAATTAACGATAGTGCTACTGAATTGTTAGGTATTCGGGCTGATGGCGTCACAGGTATCGGTATATATACTCAAAATGTATCAGGTACATGCTTGAGTATGATAGCTCAGACAGGAGGAACAGCTGTTGAAAGTTATGGTAGTCATACCTTCGGGCAACGTCCCGGTGAAGTTTGGAATGCACCGGGTGTATTGCGGGCTGCGAGAATTAACGCCGATGGCGGTACAGATCATGTCTGGGGAAATGGTACTCCAAACTTTTATACATATAAGTCTTCGAATGGTATATATGTAATTACTCATAATTTGGGTCACACCGATTATATGCCTTTTGTAACCATGATAAGTGACTGGAACTTTCTTTATACGCCTGAAATTTATGATAATTATTTTGTTGTAAAAATGCAATCAAACAAAGGATCATGGGAGAATGATTCCTTTAATGTCATGATTGTGGGCCGAAATAGATTTTAAATTAAAAATACAGTTATGAAAATTGATTTTAGAAACATTCAAGTGAAGGATATTGAGGGGAATAACAGTACCCTCGATGTCAGCAAAGAGCTAGGTAATACCATCTATGGTAAAACTGCCGATATTGGCGAACTGGAATTAGCACGTGATATCTACAAAAACGGTAAGGTTGATGTAGATGCCGCAAACGCTGCTATTATTGTAAAGTATGTGCGTGAGGTTTTTCTCGCCTTTGTACAGGAGGCTATTTGCCCTATACTGGAAGATATTATTAACCCTAAAAAATAA